GGAGGAGAACGCTGCCTTTCTGACGGGCAACGGCGTGAAGAAGCCGATGGGCCTTCTGCACAGCCTTTCTACCTCCGCGGACGGTTCGCGCACCTTCGGCACAATCCAGAAAATCATCTCAGCCAGCGCCGGCGCCGTGACTCCGGACAAACTCATCGAGTTGGTGCACACGCTAAACCGTGGCTACCGACGCAATGCCGTCTGGTCGATGACCAACTTGGGCGTTGCGATGGTTCGCAAGCTGAAGGATGGCGAGGACAATTACCTCTGGCGTCAGGGCATCGAGCCCGGCGCGCCGTCCACGCTGCTGGGCTACCCCATCGAGGAGAACGACGACCTGGCCGACCCCGCGGCCGACTCCAACTCCATCGTTTTCGGCGACTTCAAGCGCGCGTACGAGATTTTCGACATCAAGGGCACGCGGATGCTGCGCGACGACCTCACCACCAAGGGCCAGGTGAAGTTCTACACCTGGAAGCGCGTGGGCGGCGCCGTGGCGGATGACTACGCAGTCAAGGTGCTCACCCTCTCCGCCTCGTAATTCTCAAACCTTCTTCGGAGCCACCCATGAGAGACCTGCACAACGAAGTCAAAGTTTCCAAGGCGCTCGCCACCACCGCTATCTCGAGCGACACCAACACCGACGGCGAAGTCATCGACATGGCCGGATACAAGTCCTGCGAATTCGTCATCCTGTCAGCCACGCTGACAGATGGCACGTACACGCCTGCCGTCCTGGAGAGTGATGCCTCAGACATGTCGGGCGCCACCGCAGCGGCCGCGGCGGACCTTCTCGGCACCGTGGCCGGCGCTACGTTCGCAGCGGCCAACGATGGCGCGGTGAAGAAGCTCGGCTACCGCGGCAGCAAGCGCTACGTGAAGCTGCGTGTCACCTCCGCCAGCACGACGTCTGGCGGCACCGTGTCGGCCGTCTGCATCCAGAGCGAGCCCGCCTACGCACCCGTTTCGTAGTTGAGCAGCAAAGGAACGCGCCCTGGCCTTTCCCCCCTTCAGTCCGGGGCGCGCTCCTCTCTAAATTTTCTAATCCTTAGGAGTCCGCCATGAAGGTACGAGTGACTCGGGGTTTCAAGTTTTCTCCAGACGGCAACAGCGTCGTCGACGTGGAGGCCGGCACCGAGGTGGAGGGCCGCTGCGCGGACGTCGCTCTTCAGTCGGGCTGGGGCGAGGAAGTGCGCGCCGCTCAGCCGAAGCCTGAAGGCCATGCCGAGGAACATCCCAAGCACGAGGCCGAGGCCGAGGAGAAGGCCCTCGAGTCGGCCCCCCATAACAAAGCCCTGCACCGCGCGCCGCACCACAAACGGAAGTAACTCATGTCCTCGCTCGTCCTCTACAGCGCGCCTGGTTTGGAGCCGGTCTCCGTCGAGGAGGCCAAGCTGCACTTGCGCCTGCAGATTGACGATGACAACGCGGCGCTAGGCCGTCTCATCGCCGCCGCGCGGCAGTACCTCGAGGGCATCTGCTGGCGGGCCTTCATTCACCAAACCTGGGACCTCTACCTAGACGAGTTTCCGGATGAGGACATCGAGCTCGCCAAGGGCACTCTTTCGTCCGTCACGTCCATCACCTACGTCGACGACGACGGCAACACCCAGACGCTGGCTACCACCGAGTACCTCGTAGACGCCAAGCGTGAGCCAGGCCGCATTGCATTGGCCTACGGGAAGAGCTGGCCCTCGACGCGCGAGCAATACAACGCCGTCGCCGTGCGCTTCGTCGTGGGCTACGGCGCCCTGGCCTCGTCGGTGCCCGACGCCATCAAGCAAGCCATTCTCATCCTCGTCGCCGACCTCTACGGAAACCGGGCCTCGGAAGTCATCGGCACCATCTCCGCCGAGATTCGCTTCTCGGCGCACCAGCTGGTGGCCCCTTACCGGCTGATGAGGTTTTCTCCATGACGCTGCGCCCGGGAGAAATGCGGCACCGTGTGACGGTGTACCAGCGGTCAACGACGCAGTCGGCCTCGGGGGCGCAGTCCACCTCGTGGACGCCGTTTGCGACGAGTCGCTTCGCCGCGGTGAGGCCGCTCACTGGCAGCGAGTTTTTCTCTGCCCACCAGATGGGCGCCGTCGTGCCCACAGAGTTTCGCGTCCGCTACCTCTCGGGCATGCTGCCGCAGATGCGCATCGCCTGGGACGGGCGCCTCTTTGACGTCGTCTCGGTGGCGATGCCCAACGGCATCCGCGAGGAGATGGTGGTGTTGGCCAATGAGTTAGTCGGCGAGGCGGTGCCGTCATGAGCGCTTCCATGAAGCTGACCGGCCTTGGCGAGCTGAGAGGCAAGCTTGAGGCGCTGGGCGCCATCGGCGCGCGCAAGGCGATGCAGTCGGCCGCGCGCAAAGCCATGGCGCCCGTCGTCGAGACTGCCCGGCAGATGGCTCCGAAGGCCGCGGGCACCTTGGCCGGCGGCATCCGCCTGGCCGCGGTGCGGCCCAAGTCCGGTGATGTCGTTGTGTCGGTGGGCGTGACGGTGAGCCCTGAGACGCTCAAGTCCGAGGTGAAATTCGAGGATGGCTCCTCGTACACGAAGAAGACGCGCCGCAACGCGGACTTCAGGTGGCACTTCGCCGAATTCGGCACGAAGCACCACCCGGCCCACCCGTACTTGAGGCCCGCCTTCCAGCAGCACGTGGGTGGCATTGTCGCGGGCCTCGCCGAGGCACTGCGCAAGGCCATCCATCGCGAGGCAATGAGCCAGGTCAGGGCAGCCAGGAAGGCGGGTGGCTGATGGCCGCGGTCCGCTTCCTTGAGAAGGCCTTCGCGGTGCTGAACGTCGCCGGCATCCAGGCGCTCATCGGCAACCCTCCGCGTCTCTACGCCTCCGCGTTGCCCGAGGGCATGGCCGTGCCCGCGGTGGTCCAGCAAGTCATTGCCGAGAAGACAATCAACACCCTCGACGGGCCGTCAGGGTTACGCAACGCCACGCTGCAACTTGACTGCTACGCGGAGAGCTACGACTCGGCCCAGGGCCTCGCGGACGCAGTCGCCGCGGCGATGAGCGCGGCCGAGGACGTCGACTTCTCTGCTCTGCAGGTCTCGAGACGCGACCTGTACGAGACCGCCCACGGCGGACTTCATCGCGTCTCTCTCGATTTCTCCTGCTGGGGAAAGGACACCTAAATGGCAACGCATACCCGAAACACACTGCTCAAGCGGGGGGACGGCGTCAGCGGCGCCTCATCCGTCTACACCAACGTCGCGGCCATTACGTCGTTTACGGGCCCCAACGAAACCGCGCCCGTCGTTGACGTCACCACGATGGACTCGACAGCCCGCGAGTACATCACTGGCCTCAAGGACCAGGGCGAGATTACGTTTGAATTAATCTTCGTGGGCAACAACGCCCAGCAGCAGGGCATTCGCACCGACCTCGCCAACGGCTCGGCGCGTGACTGGAAGCTGGTGCTGTATGACCACGCCACCGAGGCCTCGCGCACCACCCTCTCCTTCACGGGCGTGGTGACCCAATTCGCCATCACCGGTCAGATTGACGACGCTTGGCGGGGCAACGTCACCATTAAGCTGTCGGGCGCCGGAAGCTGGGCGTACACGGCCTAAGCCATGGCGCTACTCACGAGGGACCAAATTCTCTCAGCGGAGGACAGGCGGTCCGTCGAGGTCGACGTGCCCGAGTGGGGCGGCCGTGTGCGACTCGCGGAGATGACGGCCAAGCAGCGCGACTCCTACGAGACGGCCGTCGTGAAGGCGCGCGAGGCGGATGAGCCCCTCAACCTGCGCGCGGCGTATGTCTGCCGTTGCCTCGTTGATGAGGATGACCAGCCCCTCTTTGCCCTTTCGGACTTGGAGGACTTGAGCGCCAAAGCGGGGGGCGTGCTGGACCGGCTCTTCTTAGAGGCGGTGAAGCTGAATCAGCAGACGAAGGAAGCGACGGACGAGCTCCCAAAAGACTGAGGGCGCACCCGACACGCCGAACGGCGTTGCGCCTGGCGATTGCGATGGGAGAGCCGAACCCCGACCGTCTGCTCGAGCGCATCACGTCGCACCAGCTGGACGAGTGGCGCGCCTACTTCGAGCTCGAAGAGGAGGACAAGATGGAGCTGCTCAGGGCACAGGATGACGCCGCGTGGCTTCGGGCGGGGCAGGTGGCCTCCACGGTAGCCAATTGTCACCGGGCCAAGGGCGCCAAGCCCTACGCGGCGGCGGATTTTGTGCCCAAGCGCCGCGTGGAAGCGGGCGCAGAGGCCTCCGTCGAGGAACAGCTCAAAGCGGCGTTCAAGTTTCCGGGGAAAGGGTAGCCGATGGCCACGACGCTTGCGGAGCTGCAAGTCCAGCTGGACATGGAATCGGCGAAGTTTCGCGCCGAACTCACCAAGGTACAGGCGTCGGTTGGGAAGCTGCACGCCTCCGTGGCCAAGTCAGGCGACGGGGTGAAGGCGGCGATGCAGAAAGTCGAGAACTCAATTCAGAAGTCGAGTGAGCGCATGCACGACGCGCTCACCAAGGCGTTTAGTTTTGCGGCCATCGCCGCGGCGGGGCAGCAGCTCCTCGCGTTTGCGAAGCGGGGGGCCGACGCAGCCGACGCGATGAGAGACTTTTCTCAATCCATCGGGCTGCCCGTGGAGGAGCTCTCGCGTCTTGGCTACGCGGCGCAGCTCTCAGGTTCCTCACAGGAGGAGTTACAGCAGGGGCTGACGCGTTTGTCTGCAAAACTCGCGGACGCAGCCGGAGGAAGCAAAGAGGCTGCGGCGGTCTTCGCTGCAATGGGCGTGAAGACGACCGACTCGGCGGGCCGACTCCGCGGCGCGGGCGCTGTGCTGTCCGAGGTAGCGGACAAGTTTGCGTCGTACAGTGATGGCACCGCGAAGGCGGCTCTCGCGCAGGACCTCTTCGGGAAGACGGGCGCCCGACTCATCCCTCTCCTGAATAACGGCGCGAGTGGACTTAAGGCCCTGGGTCAGGAGGCGGACCGCTTCGGCTACACTCTGTCGAGCGAAATCGCCGAAGGCGCAGCCCGCTTCAATGATGCGCTGGACAAGATGCAGGCGCGCTCCATCAACACCGGCGCGGCTATTGCGAGTGCGCTCGCCCCCGCTCTCGAGCAACTCAACAAGCAGCTCGAGTCTGGCTCCACCGTCGGTACTCTCTTTCAAGTGGTGCTCAAGGGCATCGACAATATCGGCAAGGACGCAGCCGCCTCCATCGTCAACATCTCCGCCGGCATTGACCAGTTTGGAGCAGTCCTTCGCGGCACAGCCGAGGCCGTATGGGGCGGCCTCACTCGAGGTGCCGAGGGAGCCAAGGACGCGAGTAAGGAGGCGATGAACGAGATTCGGTGGATTACCCGGCAGCAACGGGCGGCTCTCGCTGACATCTACGGCGACCCCAAAAGCAAAGAGGACTTCCCTCTCTTCGCGCTGGGCAAGCAGAAGGAGGCCCCGCGGATTTCTAAGGGCGGAGGGGACAGCGCATTCAAAAGCGCTCTGGAGTCATTGCGCACCTTGCGCGAGCAGTACCGGCAGCTTGCCAATGACACGGGCATTACTGAGCTCGAGAAGCTGAACGACAGGCTCGAGAGCGACGAGAAGCTAAAGAAGCAATTGGCTCTCAGGTTCCACGGCAACGCCCTAGGCCTGGCGGAATTCATCGAGGAGCAGCGCGACTTCGCCAGAGAGGCCGATGCGCGCTCAGAGGCTCAACGCCAGGCGGCCGCTGCCAATGCGGTCGCGATGGACGCCGAGCGCGCTGCGACCGAGCGCTCTACGCAGGCGAAGCATGATTACCAGGCGGCGGTCGAAGGGCTGATGACACCGCTCGAGCGCTACCGCGCTGAACTCGCGGAGATTGAGCGTCGGCAGAAGGCGGGCGAGTTCGACAGCGAGAGAGGAGATGACCTGCGCGCGTCGGCGCGCCAGCGTCTCGGCTTCGACGATGAGCTCAAGGCAGCTCAGGCAGAGCAGATGTCCGCGATGGAGCGGTATGCAGCGGAGATTCAGCGCATAGATGAGCTAGAGCGCGAGTCGGGCAGAACTGCGCAAGACACCGCCGCTCTCAGGCGTCGCGCATGGCGCCAGGCCTTCGGCGATTTGTCGGAGTTCGGCCGCGAGGGCACCGCTCTTCTGGACAACGTCTTCGACGCCTTCGCCAGCAACATCCAGGACGGCTTCGGCAGCGCGATGAAAGCCGTGGAGCAGACGTTCGCTCAGGCCATTCTGAGGATGATTGCTCAAGCGGCCGCGGCGAAGCTGGCCAGCGCCCTGTTCGGCGACGACAAGGACAGCGGCATCCTCTCCATCGGCTTCAAGGCGCTCAAAAGCGCAATAACCGGCAGAGCCTCCGGTGGTCCAGTTCAGCGCGCGCGTCAGTACCTCGTAGGCGAGGAGGGGCCTGAGTTATTCGTCCCTGACGTCTCGGGCCGAATAGTGCCAGCAGAACAGACGGCCGCCCTGATGGCGGGCGGCGGAGGAGTCCAGCGGGTGGAGGTGGTGCTGCCCGCGGCAATGAGCCACATGACGATTCGGGACCTCATCGAGCGTCAGTACGCCTCGATGATGGCCAGGCGGTGATGCCATGCGAGTCCAGGCCGCGGGCCCGATTCATGTCGGAGGCGGCACCCTCTTCATCGCAGACGAGGGGCCTCCGAATGCAACCATCGAGTGGGAACTCATCGGGCCGGGCGTGCTGACGCCGCTTTCGGACTCCACCGATGTCCACGGGTACGCCGTGGCGATGTACGACGCCACTGGCGCCGCGGAAGGGAACGCCGTCCAAGTGGAGGCGTCTGCCTATGGCGTGTAGCCTCGTCGCCGGGCCCTTCGAGCTCGAGCTCGTCAATGACATGGTGGGCCGGCAAGCCGGCTACACCGAGCCCGTTTACTACGACGGCACGACTCCCCTGGATGCCAACGGTGGGCAGTTTGCGACGAAGCTGAACCTCCTCGCTGATGGCTACGCCAGCGTATGGCATGATGCCGTCGGCCTCGTGGTGCCGACTCAGTGGTCGATGGGCTCAGCCGGCACGTACCGAGGTATTTGCTACGTCCGTCCAGACGGCAAAGTCATCTTCCAGGGGCGCATTCAGACCAGCTTCGGCGCCGCGTATGTGCTGCCCTATGGCTTTGGCGCCATCGCCGAGGGCAGAAAGCTGGCCGCGGTTTGGTTGACTGACGATGAGGACCTCCCTGACGTCTGGGCTGAGCTCGAGCCGCTCATCGCCAGTCGACGCAACGGAGGCCAAGGCGGAGACATCGCGGCATTCTGGAGCAACGCTCCCTTCGGCGTCCTACCCGACCGCCTCATTTCAGCCAGCGCGCTGAGCGGCTCCGACGGCATCGCGCGCATCGCCACCAGGCCCCGAGACGACGACGTCACCGAGGATTGGACTGTCGAGTACACATTCGAGGACACCGAGGAGGTTTGGATTCCGGTGCTCCACTACGCAGGCGCGAGCGCCGCGGGCCACCACCTGTGGTGGCTCATGAACCTCTACGATGGGCAGATTTTCAAGTACGACTCGACTGAACAGGAGGAAGTGCCCAACACGCGGACGTGCCTAGGCCCCATTGCGGAGTGGTGGATGGACGGGTGTGGCTACTCGGTGAAGCACAACCTCTTCTTTGCCATCACCAATTACCCAACCATCTCCGGGCAGCGCTTGTATGTCTTCAGCCCTGAGCCCGTGGCGGCCAGCATCTCCACGTC